TTATCGTTGGTGGATTTATTGGGGTAGATTTTCGCCCCGCGAATTTTGACGTTATTTTCCCCGTCATTCGTTGTTCGCGTCGGACAGTTAAGTATTAATCCGCTGTTACCCTCGATGTGGCCGTTAATGTAATTCACTTCCCCGAGGTTAGTCGGGCTGCAATGGAATACATCCCCGCCGTTGTAGTCAATGCTGCACATATCGAAGTAGAAGAAATCACCGCGGTTATCCAGATAAACAGCATGGCTCCGGTTGTTACCTATCAGGCACCCACGGAATGACATTTTCTCGCCACTGTTAGCCCATTGCGGAGTGCTACCGCTCCATGCTGTATAGGTATCAATGCCGTAGGTGTTATTTGTAAAATGACAGGCAACCACATCCATCAGATAGGTATTAACAGAGCCAGGTCGGAACCCTGAGCCCCACCCGGATACGCGCGCATCAGAGAAGGTGGTATCCCTGAAATGGGCCTGATTGCCGCCGGGATACGTGACGTTACCCCAGCGCACGCCCGGATAAGTTGTCGCGTTGGGGTTTGAGGTTGTATTCGGGCCTTTTATTAAACAGCCATTACCAATAAATCCGCCCGAATTATGGCTGTTAGAGGCACCGGCTCCGGCTCCCCATCCACCACCGTTATTCCGGTACATCATGTCATTGGTGAGGCCTTCAAACTCATTACTGCCAATAATGCCGACACCCGTGGTGAAGTCGCTGTAATCATAAATTGCCGCCGGCGCGGAATGAACCCTCAAAAACGACGGGATTTTGACGGATTTTTTATTCATGTAAAAATTCGTCACGCCTTCAGCGTTGGGGTTTGGGGGAATTCTTATCTCAGAATCCACACCGCCTGCAACGTAGCCACGGGAAATGACCTTGCTGACCTTATTCAGAATGATTTTGTTTAGGCAGTCGGCAAGATTATTTAGCGCATCAGAATAGCCAGCCAGAAACACGTTATGCCCGAAAGAAATATCCGCATCCCATACCGCACCGCCGGCGGTAACGAAACGACTATAGCCATCGTCGACCGCATCCGATGCAGCCGGGTTGTGTGTCAGAATTACGTTTAATAACGGGCCACCGACAACAGCACGCTCCAGAATAATACTTTGCCCTGAAATCGTTGGCTCAATCGTGCGCAGTGTGCTGAGGTCTTTGCACTTTCCGATCCATTTCAGGCCGTCGTTTGAAGCCAGGTTCTGCCGAATGACTGCGTCTGATGTATAGGCCCAGGCTCCCGCCCCTACGCCGCCGGTCGTTTTCGGTGATGAATACGCCGGAACGCTCTTGGGGAATGCGCCCGTCCACACAAGGCGGAATACACCATAGAGTATTTCTTCGCGTGGCGACTCCAGCGTTGCACCTTCTGAAAAGGTCTTTACCGCGCTGACTTTCTCAGCGACAAGCTGATCTGCCTCTTCCGCTTTCTGTTTAAGGAACCGCGTGCGGTTGGCCAGGCTTTTCAACGGGCGGTTTGCCACGCCGTCCAGTCCTCCGGAAACGCGCTCGCTTCTGGAAATAAGCTCAATCTCTTCTTCCCACGATGAGGATTCTGGCAGTCTGGTCATAGTCTTACCCGTAATTAAAATTACCGTCGTGGAAAATCACGCCGTTGTAAATAATGTTTTCTTCAGCCTCGAAGTCGGCCGGATAAATGCTGATAATGTCACCGCTGCATAACGTTGAGCCGGTCCAGATATCACCCCGCACTTTTGCCGCGATATTGCGTTGTGCCGAGTGTCTGCTGACCGGCTTTGCATCGTCAATTAAGCGATTTAGCTCATTCAGCGTCTTTTGCGTCAGCCCGACTTCATTCACATCCACTTCAAGCCGGAAAGTGCCTGGCTCGTCACCGACCTCAAACCACTCGGCAAATGTCGCCGAAAACCCCATATCTTCAATGACGCGGCGTACTGCAGCGCGCGTGCCCTTGCGCCGGTGCAACCAGTACGATTTTTGGATGGCGGCAATTTTTCGCCCGGCTGGCCAGTCCCTGTCCCACCGGTCTACTGACAACGCCCAGGCCAGATACGGCAGCAGATCCACAGGGCAAGCTGTAGGCGTCCATAGCGTGCGCAAGGCAACCGTGATCGCCGACAGTCTGGCGGTACCCGCTTCGGTATAGCGGAGCCAGTCTCCGGACGACGGCGGCAGGAGAGAGTTACTCATCGGTGCCGCCGTTTTCCACGTTGTACCCGGTGTTGCGCGCCACCTGCGTGTTATCGATCTGCAGATCGCTGGTCGGGGAGTTGATCACCACACGCTGTACTCCCTGCACATGCAGGGCCGCCGAAATGGCGGAGCGCACCACGTCACGCCCGATTTTTTTATCGGCACTGGTCAGGAAGGTTTGCAGCGAGGCCAGTGCGGCGTTAATGATGGGTTCCGACTCCGGACCCGGATACAAATACAGCGTGGCATCAATCACATATTCAATGATTTCGGCGCCCTGCACTGTCACGCGATCACCCAGCGGGCGGGTATCTTCATCGTTTACCGCCGCCTGTACCGTCGAGATCAGTTCGGCGGATGGCGTACCGTCGCCGTCACTGGACAGGATGGCAATCACCACCTCGGCAGGTGACGGACTGGTTGCGCGCACAGCAGCGACCTTACCGCTGGCGCTGCGGGCAAAATATTCATACGCTGCCGACGGCCCGGCAACACTCATCCCTTCAAAGGCCGCTTGCGCGCGCAGGCGCAGGGCTTCGTCGCCTTCCGTTACCGCATCAGTGGTATCGGTCGCCTCGGTGATAACCAGGCGTTCCGTATCCAGATTGGCCGCGATATTGTCCAGATCGTCGCCGGTCGCATGACTGAGCATGCAGGCTGCTGCCCCCTCGTTGATGCGCTGGCGTAGCAGCAGCTCCCGGTACGCCATCGCCTGAGCGATGATGTTCAGCGGCTCTGATTCCAGGCCCAGCGCAGCGGCAACAGCTGACTGTTGATCATCAGGAAATGCCGCCACCATGACCGCTTTCACCTCGGCGAGAATGGTCTCGAAGTCGAGCTCTTCGATAATGGTCGGCGATGGCAGTTGTGAGAGATCAATTGTCGGCATCGGTCGTACTCCTTAATGTCACCGCGCGGGTACTTTTTTCCATGGTCTCGGTCAGCATCCCGGACATCTCGGCGGTTACCGCGCCACTGGCGGAGTACGTCACATTAATGGTGTCCAGCACAATCCGCGGCTCCCATGCCGCCAGCGCAATCACTGCGGCGCTCATCAGCTGCAGGCGGGTTACGTCGTTTTGCGGACTGTCGATAAGGTCAGGGCACAACGAGCCGTAGTTACGCCGCATAAGACGACTGCCGACCGGCGTCAGCAGAATGTCGTTAACCGACTGCCACACATGATCCTCGTCGGTCAGGGTGCCGGTGCCGGCTGCGTTCATACCGCGATAGCGTTCTGTCATTTTGTGCCCACCGTCCAGTCGCCGCCGCGCTCAACCTCGCCGTGATTGTGGTCATCCACCTGCACGCCGTTAGACTTGAACGCACCGCCGGTATGATTGAAATTGCCGCGCATCTCCCCGCCCTCGGAAATATCAAGATTTTTCGCTCGTAACAGGTTGGTGCAGTCCACCTCCGGCGTATCCAGCGTCACCTTAACTGACGCCTCGATCGTCGCTGTTTTGATGCCCGTCACCTGCAATGCGCCCGCCTCCGCGTCATAACGAAACTTCGCACCGTCCGGAGCGGTCACCACCATCTCGTTACGCGATGTGCCCGGTGCCGGGTTGTCGTCGCTGTACAGGCTCCCGCCGATAAAGGCGACTTCGGTATTACCACCCAGGCACAGGAACCAGACCTGCTCGCCGATGGATGGCGGTACCCAGACTTTAAACGCCCCGGCCCGCTGCGCGTTCCAGCGCAGCCAGGTGGTTTTCAGTCCGCCGCTCTGCACGCGAACGCGGGCTTTTTTCTCGTCGATCTCCGTCACCGTGCCGGTGCGGGCGATGTTCTCCAGCAGGCGAAGCAGCTCTGCAATCCCCATCAGCGCACTCCCAGCGAATCAATCACCTGGCGGGCTATCGCCATGCGGTCGGATTTACTCAGCCCCAGCAGTTCACGGCGGGGATAAGTTGCCATTGCGCCGCTGTCGTTGACCTTGTCACGCAGGCCGAGCTGATGGACGCGTGCGATACGCGCGGCAACGCCGGAATAACCCACTTCGGCACCGTCAGCGGTGGCGCGGGTCTTCAGGAAGCGCGCGGTACGCAGACGGCGGAACATGGGATCGGCTTTCGTGGTGTTGCGGCGCGTCTCGTTAAAGTTGATCTCGAGATACCGCTCAATGTCTTCGCGATAGAACGAGCGAACCGCACCACGCTCTTCATCAAATCCGGTCAGCATGCGCCCGCGACTGCCACGACTGGCCCGCCAGTTACGTAAGCGACGGTGTTCGCCCTGCCAGACGAAGCCGATCCCGGCCTGCGAGCGCAGCACGCGACGACGGCGAGTCGGGAACTTTGAGCCGTCCGGCGCTTCCTGTCTGCCGATACGCTGGCTCTGGCTCCGGCGTAGCATGGTGCCGACGCTGCGGGCGGTACGCTGACGCCCTGACGGGGACATGCCCGACAGGATGGACGCAAATACCTCGTCAAGCTGGCTGAAGAGTGCGTCGTTATTGCTCATACCAGCGCGCCCCCGGACTCCGGATCAAAGACCATCTCCCACTCGCCACCGCTGAAGCGCGGGCGCGACTCGGCCAGGTGGGTCACAACAGGCTTGCCGTCGACGATTTCCACCATCGCGCGCTCCCATACCGGCACCATAAACATGAGGTCTGCCGTGTCGTCGCTGATAATGTCGGCATCAAATTCGATCTGACGGTTTTTGTCAGGGTTAAGCAGCAAATCAGGCTGATGCCACCACGCCCACGCCATGATCGGCAGCATGAGATCATCCACTTGGCCCGGAAAATCCACGGCCAGTATTTTGATGGTATGCAGGTACATGAAAGACGGTTCGCCGGTCGCCTCAATGGCGATATGCCCCTTTTCCACCCATACGGTAATCATCTCCGGGTTGGCTTTACACCAGGCGTTACCGGCGATCAGCGCTTCCCTCAGCAGTCTGGCTTTAATCACTTTATCCCCCTGGCGATACGCCGCAGTTCCAGTTCACGGATCCCCGCCTTGTCAGCGTTACAGGTATCCAGCGCGTCAAGTAATGAGTCTGTCCAGATAGCAAGCCCGCCCCACGTCATCGGCCTGGCCGGTGACGGCGGGACGTCAGTTTTTGCCGTCAGACTTTCGGGCAAGGGCTCCTGAATAATCTGCGGCGGCGACTTCTTCGGCTCGCTGGTACAGGCTGTCAGCGCCAGCGACAGGCACAGGAGCAATGGCGCAGTCGTTACCGGCCAGTGCGGTTTTGATGTTTTCACGTCGGTGCTCTCCCGTTGCGGTGCGCTGCTGGTTTAGCTTCTTCAGCCCTGCTTCCACCAAGCTGACGTCGTGGCGTAGCGCCCTGACCTCGGTCAGCACGTCGCCGGTTTGCTTCAGTTCTTCCCGGGTGCCGGTAAGTGATTGTTCGGCCTGTTCGCGCTTATGGCTTTGCCAGGCAAACCCACTGACGGCGGCGATCAGCAGAGCAAACATCACGATGGCGAGAATGGCGATCGCTTTCATTTCGCCCCCTTCAGCGCTGGATCGGATAAACACCAGGCTTTGAACTCTTCCCGACGGTTGACTAGCCCTTGCAGGCGCTTGCCGCCGGAGTTCACAAAGTCCGTCAGCCTTTCGCAGACGCCCTTCCAGTTTCCCGCCTGCGCGTGGCGCCAGAGGGTGGTTCTCACCTTCTGGCCTTTGCTGTTGGTGTACCAGCCCAGCCCGGTGCAGCCGACGTTAAAGTTGCCGTCGGTCATGCTCTCGAAGACTTTCTGCGGTGCGGCAGCGCCGTTAAACTCGCGGTTAGTGCACTTTTCGGCACGCATCAGATCGTTAACCCAGCGCTCGGCGATCTCGCCCTCGGCATACTGGCGATTCTCCACCTTTGAGGTGGAGCCAATACCCACCGTCAGCACGCCTGCCGGGCAGTAGTACGGGGTCTTGCGACAGTCCTCGTACTTCGCCATCTTCTGCTGTGCTTCCGGGCTGGTTCGCAGCGCCTGCGGCCATAGCGTGGCGGCCAGCGAGATGATCGCGGCAGTTGAGCAGGCAATAATGCGTTTTTTCATCGCGGTGCCTCCCGGATGGTGCGGATCAGCTCTTTAACTTCCTGGCGGTTCTCGGTGTCGTCGCGGATGGCGTCGATCAGTTCGTTCAGCAGCGTGTTATTGGTCTCCTGAATGCGCGCCATCCGACGGCGGTGCATCTCGCCCAGCGCAGCGGCGGCAATACCAATCAGGATGCCAGCGGCGGTGAGCCAGTCCTTTTGCGTCATGACGCCAACGCCCGTCAGAAACGTTGACCAGGAGTACGTCACGCCATTCCAGATGCGATTAATCAGGTCCATAGCTGCACGGTCTCCTGTGTCGCGGTGGTGCTGATTTCCGGCAGCTCCACCACCTGGCCGGCGTCGAGAAAGATCTGACCGGCCAGCGCTTTGTTCGCGGCGAGGACGATCTCAGTCACGCCCTGCGTGGTGCCGTAATGCCGCTGGCACAGCAAATCCACGGTATCGCCCTGCAATGCCTGAACTTTCATTAGAACGCCTCCGCTGTATTGCGGACGGTGCCGCGAATGTCGGATATCGCCCAGCGTGCATCGCGCCACATGTCATCGGCCTGTGAAGCCAGCGCGATGGCGCGTTTCTCGCCCGCATCGCCGGTGGTGTCGACGTCCCGATTCGTGCCGAGGATATGCGCCCGGGCAATGCTGAACACCGCACGGCGGAAGCGATGAACCTTCACGCTCTCGTCGTTAACCTTGACCGCTGGCACGTCAGCAAGTCGGGTATAGCCCGCGGCCAGCTGGACGGCCTGCCAGTCAGCGAGCTGATCGAGGGTATGAGACACCCCTTCGATAACGGCTTGCTTCAGGCGCGAGGTTGTCACGGCGCCATTGATGCGCATCTCCATGCGCACATCGCTCAGGGTGATTTCCGGCCAGAACGTCCCGGCGGTGACTTTCTCGCCACCGTCGTCAGTGTCCGGCACATCCTCCGAGGAGGGGGTAACAGTGCGACCGGCTACAAGGCTCATCGCGTCGTCTCCTGAATAGGTGGCGGTGGGCGAACGGAGAAAAGAAAACGCAATGCGTTGCAGATCTCCGCCCGCGCCGCCAGCGCACGGGGCGCAAGTCGGTTATTTTTTGACGGCAGGCGCTTTTTTCGCTGTTGTTTTGCGCACTGCCGGCTTACGGGTTGTACTTTTGCGGGTGGCTTTGGTTGCTGTGACGCTGGCCGCTACCGCCGGATCTGACGATGCTGCAGCTTCGCCCACGCCGTCCGCTGCGGTGTCTCCGGCCATGTCGCCTGTACCTTCAGCGCCATCAGTGCTGTCGGTGTTATCGCCACCATCCGTGCCGGCCGCCGCTGCGGCGGCTTTTTTCACCACGCGAGCCAGTCGGTCGATCTCTTTTTTCACTCCGGCGCCCGCATCCAGCTTCAGCGCCTGGCGCAGCAGTTCCAGCGCAGTGGTCTGCTCCTCTGTTGTGCCATTACGCAACGCAAAGGCGCGCACCTTGCAGAGCTTGGCCCGCACTACGTCCGGCATATCGCTACCGGCAGTGAACTCCGCAACCTCATCGAGCACCACCAGATACGGCGTGACGTCGGTAGTGTCATCCGCCTTGACCTGCACCAGAATCGGATCGCAAATCTCATCAACCAGTACGGTTGCGGCGGTACGGTTGAAACGGTCAGGCATCAGCAAGCCATATGTGACGACGTAGCGGCCAATGCGGACGGCCAGCGCGTAATCACCGGCATCGATCGCCCAGACCATCAGGGTGACAATCACCTCATCCTGCCGGCCACTGTCGCCGTCGAGCGTGCCCTCGATCCAGCCCTCGTAATGTGGCAGCAACTGGCGTTTCATGGCCGCTTTCGCCTGGTCAGACTGCACTCGCTTTAATGCACTCTGATCCATGCGCAGCCGGTGCATGATCTGCTCGTGCGCCGTCCGCGCGGTATCGGACTGCTCGTCGGTTTTGCCATGACGCTCGGCCATGACCCTCTGAAAATGTTTTTGTGCCGGTGTCAGCATTGCCTTATCCCCGAATAACGGCGGGCCGGGGCCCGCCCTGTGCGTGATTACTGCCCGCCTGCCGGCGCTTCGGCAAAGGTGATGCCGTCGATAAAGGCCACTGCGCCGTAGTCTTCAACGATGAAGTCGTCGTTCGATGACTGGTACGTCGCCACGCGGTTGTATTCCGGCTCCTCTTTGATCGTCCGGCGCAGACCGCCGCGCTGGTAGTAGATCGAGAGGTTTTTAAGCGGCGTGATGAGAATGGCGTTACCTGGCATGTAAGGCGCGATGAAGGTCGGCATATTGCCTACGCGCTCCTGCGCAACAATCAACTGACCGGCCAGCATTTCGGTGTTCGGGTTGGTCTGGCTCATGGCGTTGATGGTCGGGAAATTGCTGGTTGTCAGCAGATCGCCGGACAAAATCACCACGTTGTCAGGGTTGCGCTTGTGCCATTCGTCCATGAGGCTGTTTTTGGCGTCATAGACCGCAGCCGCTACGTTGCCGTAAGTGCCCTCGGCGACAATGGCGTTGTTCTGATTGCGGGAGGTGATCGTCACACCGGTAATGCGACGGTGCGGCGCTTCGTTGCGGATTTTTTGCAGCCAGCCGACGCCGCAATCCTGCAACAGCGGATTCGCTGTGCGGTCTGACGGGTCGGCGTAGCTGGCACCGTTGAAGCCGATCATGATGCGGTCAAGCGACATCTGGCGGGCCATCGCCGAGCTAATCAGCGGCTGGAAGTTCGGTTGATGCGCCCACGCATCCATCTGCGCATAACTCACGGCGTAGTCGTAGTTGGTTTTACGGCACAGATAGTTGTACGCGTCCATCTGGTCGTTAGCGCCCGGATTACGACGGTTGGTGGTGCTGTTATTGACGCCTGCCAGCGGCCCTTTGCTGCCGATAAGGATTTTCTGGCCGATCTGTTCTTCAACGCCAAAAACGTTAATCAGTTTCAGAAAGGCGTCATCCTGCTGCGCGGCGGCTTCAAGGCGCTGCTGCACGGTCGGGTCAACGCTGAACTGCGCCGCAACGGCGGCAGCGCTGACGCCGTTCAGCTGTGCCTGGCGGGCAACGTAGCTGTCAAACAGCTTACGGGTAGGATTTCTCATGTCGGGATCTCTCGTTATGGATATCAGTAATCAGCGAGCTGCGCGTTCGCGCCACCGCCGGCCGCCGGGCGCTGGCTGAAATTGCCGTCAGTCCCTTCAAGCTGCTGACGCAGCGCGGCAAGGTCGGTGGTCAGCTTCTGGATGGCGACTTTGTCCTGCTGGCGCTCCTGTTCAGCGGCGTTGAACTGGTCAATTTGTTCGGACTGTGATTGCGCCACGGCTTCAACGACCTGATGCATCTGGCTGAAGCGCTGATCGTCAGTTTTCTGGCCTTTGCTGATAATGCCCATTACGCGGCTATACCACTTCGCCCCCTCGTCGCTGCGCTGAGCGGCCAGCTCAATGACCTCGGCTTCAATGGCTTCAGAGAACATCGGCGGCTCTGCCTGCTGGTTGTTGAAGGCCATCACTGATGCGCGCTGCTGCGTGGCAAATTTCAGGCGTTCGGTGCCGAGGCTTGCCGGCGTATCGGTCATCGCCAGCCCCACGATATAGGCCTTGCCGTTAAGGGCGAATTGCGGGTGCAGCTCAATGCTGGAGTAGACCTTCTCCCCCTTATTGGTCATCTGCACCATGCGATCAGACGGTTCAATTTCCGCATACAGCGCCGTGCGACCGGCCAGCGGCCCTTCGGTAATATCCTCGGTGCTTAGCGCTGCCACATCACCCATCGCGCCAAAGTCGCTGCCGGGATACGGGGAGAGATAGTGTTCGATGTTGACGCGTGCGCCGTACACTTCCTGGCTGTAATTCGCCGCCGCATCACGGAGGTGTTGTGGCTGAATTTCGCGGCCATCAACGGTATTCCCGGAGACGGCAACGCGGAACTTCTTACGGGGTTTAGCTGTGCCTGCCATGTTCGTTTACTCGCTGGTTTTTTGAGTTCCCGGAGATGATGGCAGGGGGTGCCGTGCGCTCTCAACGCGTTGTTGTTGTGAGGGTTCCGCCACAACCAAAAGCGGGCGAAAGGGCACGCGCGCGCGGGTTAATCTCCCCGGCAGGAAGCGAGGAGGATTAATGGCGATTGAAGAAGCATTCATCATGCAGCGGGCACGGCAGCTCTACTGGCAGGGTTACCCGCCGGCGGAGATCGCGCGCCTGATGGGTATCAACCCGAACACGGTGTACTCATGGAAAAAGCGCGATGAGTGGGACACCACACCGCCGATCCAGCGTGTCACGACGTCCATTGACGCACGACTGATCCAGCTCACCAGTAAGGACACAAAGACCGGGGGCGACTTCAAAGAAATTGACCTGCTGACGCGGCAGCTCAAAAAGCTGGATAACGGCACGCCAGTGACACAGCCGAAGAAAAAGATCCGCAAGAAACAGAACTTCTTTTCAGAGGCGCAGATCTCCGCGCTGCGGGCCAACATTATCGACTCGCTGCACTGGCATCAGAAAGGCTGGTATGAGAACCATCACCACCGCAACCGGGCGATCCTGAAAAGCCGACAGGTTGGCGCAACCTGGTACTTTGCCCGCGAAGCGCTACTGCGTGCGCTGTCTGATGATGTGAAGTACAAGCACCAGCTCAATCAGATATTTCTGTCGGCGAGTCGTCGCCAGGCGTACCAGTTCCGCAGCTTCATTCGCGCCGCGGCCGCCGAGGTAGATGTGGAGCTAAAAGGCGGCGACATGATCCAGCTGTTTAACGGCGCGGAGCTGCACTTTCTCGGCACGTCAGCCGCAACCGCTCAGTCGTACACCGGCAACCTGTATTTCGATGAATTCTTCTGGGTCGGGCAGTTCGCCAACCTCAAGAAAGTGGCCGGTGCGATGGCGACCCTGAAGGGGTTAACGCGCACCTACTTTTCCACGCCATCGGCAGAGAGCCACGAAGCGTACCCCTTCTGGTCAGGTGAAGCCTTCAACAAGGGCCGCAGCCACGGTAAGCGCGTGGAGTTCGACACGTCCTGGAAGACGCTGAACAGTGGGTTGATGTGCCCGGACAAAATCTGGCGCCAAATCGTCACGTTGCAGGATGCCGTCGATAACGGATGGGATCTCACTGACATTGACGAAATCCGCGAGGAAAACAGCCCGGAAGAGTACGACAACCTCTACGCCTGCACCTTCATAAAGAACGGTGAAACAGCCTTTGACTACAACATGCTGCTGAGCTGCGGCGCAGACGGCTACGACGAGTGGCCGGACTGGAAGCCCTACGCCATGCGGCCAATGGCCGATCGCCCGGTATGGATTGGCTACGACCCCAACGGGTCAAGCGGTAAGGGCGACAGCGGCGCCATCTCTGTTAACGCGGCGCCACTGATCCCCGGCGGCAAGTTCCGCACTATCGAGACCATTCGCGTACGCGGCATGGAGTTTGAGGCGCAGGCCGCCATGATCATTAACATGCTCACGCGCTATAACGTGCAGCACATCGGTATTGACGGCAGCGGCATTGGCGAGGCGGTGTACCAGCTCGTGAAGAAGCGCTTTCCGGCGGCGGTGTGCTACCAGTTCTCGCCAGCCAGCAAACGCATGCTGGTACTGAAGATGCTGCAACTGATCCGCGCTGGTCGCTGGGAGTATGATCGCGGCGAATATGACCTGATCACCGCTTTCTGTGCCGTGCGCAAGGTGGTCACGCCCGGCGGCGTCATCACCTACGACACCGACCGCGCCCGTGGTGTGAGTCACGGCGATCTCGCCTGGGCGACCATGCTCGCCACCGTTAACGAGCCGCTGGGTCAGGAAGGCGGCAACACTATGACTGTTATGGAGTACTGATGAGCAGACGAAAATCCCCGCGCGGCAGGCAGTATGCCAGAGAGCAAGCCGACCTCGCCGACGCGCTGAAGTCAGCCCCCGGCCTGAGCGCGTTCACGTTCGACGGCCCGTGGCCGGTGACCGGTGCTCATGACCTGCTGGATAACATGTACTGCGCCAACAATGGCCGGTACTACGAGACACCGATCAGCTGGTACGGGCTGGCCCGCCAGTTCGGCTATGCGAGCTGGCACCAGTCGGCGCTGTTCTTCAAGCGTAACGTGCTGGCCGGATGCTTTATCCCGCACAAACTGTTATCGCGCCAGGCGTTCAGCGCCTTTGCGCTCGACTGGTTTGTGTTCGGTAACGCGTACCTTGAGATGCGCCGCAACATCCTGCGTGGGCCGATTGGGTTTCGTAACTCACTGGCGAAGTACACCCGGCGTGGTTCTGACCTCGATACCTACTGGTTTATTCAGTCCGGGCTTGACGATCACGAGTTCGAGACCGGCTCGGTGTGCCATGTGATCAACCCCGATATTCATCAGGAGATCTACGGCATGCCGGAGTATTTCGCTGGCCTGCTGTCGGCCAACCTGGCCCACTCAGCCGACAAGTTCCGCAAGCTCTACTACGACAACGGGTCGCATGCCGGCTGTATTGTCTACGTCAGCAGCGCAGTGGCTGATGGGGAAAGTCTTGAGAACCTGAAGAAGACGTTGACCGATACCCGACGCGGCGGGGCATTTAAAAACATTCTGCTGAGTGCGCCTGGGGTCGGCAAAGACGCTGTGCAGATCCTACCGTTCAGCCAGATATCAGCGAAGGATGAGTTTGTCGGTGTGAAGTCATCCACCCGCGACGACATGCTCGCGGCTCACCGCGTGCCGCCGCAGCTGATGGGCGCCATCCCGGAAGGCAATGGATCATTCGGCGACGTCGAGAAGGCGGCGCGGGTGTTCGCGGTCAACGAACTGACGCCGGTGATGGAAGCGATGAAGCATGTTAATGACTGGCTGGGCGAAGAGGTGATCCGCTTCAACCCTTACGCCCTGCTGGAAATCCCGAAGTAGCCTGAAGGTACCGCACCACCATTCCCGGCGGTGCGGTAACGACCTGCAGCACCACCATTCCCGGCCATGTCGGCCAACCTGCAAAACCTCAACGCCCTATCCCCAGCCAGACGCAGCCAGCTCCATTCTGGCGGGCTTTTGCCTGCGCGTTCACCCGATGCACCACGAAAGTGCGCGCCCGGCAGGCGGCTTTTGGCGAGGTATGCCGACCCCTTCCCTACCCCCAAAGCGCGCGCTTGCTCCCCCGCCTCGCCTGCGCGCTAAACATGCGTCTTTTTGTGCACTTTGTGCAAACCGCCCAGGTCCCGCCAGTGCTGGCGCTGTGAGGCAAAAACGACGTTTCAAAAATTGTGCAAATTTGTGCAACATTTTGCATTCATTAAATCCTAAAAAAAGCCCGCGTTTTGGCGGGCTGGAAATCAAGACTTCAGTGGTTTGGTAACCTAATAAAACCACGCTGACATTATCAGTATGGCTGCGCAAATTTAATGATACTTATCATAATTTTCAATGACATGTCCGAATTGGTATTCCAAAGGGCTGGGCGTGTTTCTAACCTGTGTTTTATGTAATTCACGAAAGAAATTATCATTTCATTTTTCAACTTTACCTAAGTGCTGATAGGTTCCGTTTTTTGTTCGCTTAAAAATATCTATTTTAACAACATTCTGTGCACTTAACTGGCTAGAGTGTAGAAGGTAGAGGCAATAATCTTTAACCTGCTTATCTAAGTCTATATTAGACTGAGCTATGCGAAGCAGTAAGGAGCCTGTAGATGTCAAGTTTTTTATTTTAACCGATACCACTCTACGCTTATCCACACCTAATATATATTCTTCATTAGCACCCCATGTGTGTATATTTAGATTAAAATCTTTGTTAAATAAAAAGAGATCTGTAATTATAAAATTTGAAGCTGCTTCAGGCCTTACAATACCTAAATCCATCATTTCATTGATATCATCGACACTTACATCTGATGCAAAGGATCTGATATCATCATTGTTTTCGGAAAAAATAAGTTTTCCTCCAGCCGTGTACTTAGAAAGGATCTCCAAACTTTGCAGTTGTCTTTTTTCCATTGTCGATAAAATATTCATTGTCCTCAATGATATTGAACCACCGGCTTGAATTTCAGAAGCAAGAACCCTTCCCCATAAAGAACGAACTTCATCTTCCGACACCTTAGAAGCATGGTTGTACCAGTGATGAAAAAAAGTCTCCGACAATGGTTCCTCGTCTACAACTGGATTTTCATTTTGCAACGTATGAATTGCATGATTCAGGGCCTCTCGTGCATTAGCATCCCTCATAGACAACATTGCGCCTGCAACGGTATTAGGTTCCTGAGCATCGTCCCGCAAGATGATTAAGGCACCATCACGATACTCAGCTACCCCCCCCTCAATCAAGGAAACATCCTTTAATTTCTGAGCATTACTGAGAGCTTCATGATAATCGCTATTACTTAATCTTTTTCCCAAAATCACTCGAAATAACTTGCCCAATCCTTTTGTTCCACCTTCAATGGCAGGGGTAAAGTCTGCGTTTACATTTATCTGTGGGTCCATGGCGAATCCTCCGTTTGTGATAAAAGACGTCTATTATATAGGCTTATCCGCTCACTCTTGAAATGCAAGCCCATATGATAAAATTTCGATAATTTTTGATGATGATAGCTCTCCGCCTTAATTCCAGATGGCTCATTCTTTATCACCTCCTTCAGAATTGCCATCTTCAACGTCACCTGCAGCATGGTCATTAGTGGCCGGAATTGATGTATGACCAACACATCCAGAAGCGACGGAGCCAGTCTTGCCTAGTAGTGCTAATTTTCTGGTCATTCTCTCTCGGTTCTGTAACAGCCCTTGCTGACCCTGTTCCAATCTGATATTCCGAACTACCTCCGGCAGCGGTGCATGCTTACGTTTATCCTGTAACGCAAGCGGTGTGGCTGATTCATCGTGTCCGTGATTGGTTGCAATGCCAAATAATAATACCAACCGTATGGTTGGGCGCAGACGTGAAACGCGGCACGACTCCACGATCATACACCTTTCCGTTTCGACGATATGAGTACCGCGCATGCTTTTCACCCACAGCTTATCGCCTTGCTCCGGCACAGATGGCAGATCAAGCGTTATTTCCGGACGAGCACTCTTTTTAAGTCTGATAACGATATTTTCGTTAATTTCTACACTGAACGTGGTCATAGTTTCTTCCTGGTAGCCTTTTGCCAGCGACTAAGTAACTCACTTTGCTTAGTCGCCGATGCTGGGGCGTGGTTGGCATGCTTATAAAGCCGATGCTCTACCACCAGACCCCCTTCTCTGATGGCAAATTCCATTTCGCCATACGCCAGAATGCAGCCACTTAACAACGCTCTAACCTCTCTATCGGTTAGAATGATATTACGTCTATCCAGACCCGCGATCACTTTATCAGGCATTGCCTGAGCACCCGCTCTAATGTCTGGTTGTGGTGAATTCTGATTCTGGTTAATTGATGCTGCGCCGTTCTGACGAAGCAATGCAGCTTCAGCTTTTTTCTTCTGATACTCCGCAACCGCCGCCGCGTAGTTATCTGCTCGCCGTTCAGCCTCGATCCGCAGCTGCTCGCGCCAGCGCCGCTCGGCCTCTTCCAGCGTCAGGCTCATATCTTTCGCGGCGGTAACTTTTGGCCCCCATGTCAGCGCGCTTTCGTCATCAATCGACGTGCGCAGGCCGCGCGCGGTACGCGTGAAGGCTTGATCTGAGCTTTCCCGGGCGGATTTTC